ATTTGTAAACTCTTGCGACACTTCTTTATTTGCCTTTGCGTCAAAGTAAGTGAGGGCTGTTTCATATTTAAGAACCGACGCATTTTTATTAGCTTCAAGAGTGTTTGCCATCTCTATCATGCTGTTTATTCGTAGGCGTTCACTCTCATTCTTTGGCTCGTAGGTATTGAGTTGGTCTAGAGTAATACCAAAATCAACTAAGACCTGATTCTTTAGTCCCTGTTCAATAGTCTTCGCCTGATAGTTTTCATTGGCTGCTTCTTGGGCTAATGCTTTATGACGTTTTTCAAGGTGTAAATCCAAGTCCTCCTGTGCTATACGATACTCGTCGCCATTAACTATATTCCATAACTCAGCCGCTGTATCATCAAGAGATTCTGCAATCTCCTCAGCATCTCCCCTAAGACTTCCATCTTCTCGGAAATATTCAGCATAAGCCCTTTGCTCGCTAGGGGTTAAGTCTTCGAACTGACCTGTCCCTCCCCACCTATCGTCGTCTGCTATCTCAACCTGTTCGTCAAGAAAAATACGTGCATTACGAGCGTCCATATAGTTGTCGTATGCATTTCTATCGGAGATGTAGTCACGACCGTGGGCATTGTAAAGCTGTTGCGCCTCAACATCCACTGCGTTAGTAGTCTTCCAAGACCCCTCCGCAAAAGCCTCCGCGCTCTCTTGAGAATCGAATGTATATACCTCCCCGCGTCTCTCTGCTTCTGCGATTGCGGCGTCCATATCTAGTTCAATCCAATCCTCCTGCCGTGGAGAGACATCCCCTACCGTAGTTCTTGGGAATAAAGTAGGCGCTACCTTATGCACTCCGTCCTGCTCATAGGACATGAACTTAACAGTTGATACTGTACCGTCATCATTCCACCTTTCATTAGTCCCGCGCATCTGTTGGGCACGTAAGGCTTGGCTTATCTCATCCTCATTTTCTACAGCAAGAGTAGGATTGTAATGGGTGCGAAGGAAAGCCTGTAACTCTGCTGACTCTGCTACATCAGTAGCATCTCTAAAGTTATCTAGGGAGATGTCTATAGAATGTAACCCGTCGGTAGTACGCACACGCATAGAATCCCCCCATCCTCTCTCTTCAAACGTGAATCCCCGCCCTCTAAAGAGTTCTCTAAGCCTCTCTACGACATCCTCTTCCTCTTGACCGATAAGCCCTGCGTTTACCTGCGCTAATTTAGCTGCCACTTCAGGTTTAGAGATAGCTATCTCGTGTGCTGCGGCACGCTGTGCTTGGAGTTCGTCTTCTAGGTCTGCATCCCTTTGTTGAAGACCCGCGTCCATCTGCGCTTGGTTTAACTCCTGCAGTTCTTTACTTTGTGCTCGTTGGGCTAACTGCTCCTCAGAAAACCCCTCCCTTAAACTACCGTCAGGCAAAATAAAGGCTTCAGCCCCTGTAACCTGTGCAGTGCTTACAGGTTCTGCAACCTCAACGAAACTTTCGCTAGGCTGTTCTTCTGATGATACCAATAAACCACCTTCCCAAGGTAATTCCGTAGGCTCGACTTTTTTTTTTATTCCCATCAACTCCTGATACTCCTCCCTCCCCTTGGTATATCCACCTGTCTTAAACAAGGTGTACGAATCCTCAAGGGCTTGGGGGTTGGAGTTAATGAGGCTTTTAAATTCCTCATAAGACTTGGTATATCCACCTGTCTTAAACAACTCATAGGAGTCTCTGAGTGCTTGCTCGTTCATTAGTATTCTGAGGTATTAGTCGTTGTAGACGGCGTCTGCGTTTGAGCCGTACTTGCTTGGTCATCGGTTATTGGCTGCGGCCCCATACCACCGTTCCACTCTAAACCTATTACCTTTTCTGCCATGGTGGTGTTATTGTATTGAGCAAAATCATCTATAACACTCTTAAAATCATTAGGCGTTAATACGGTTCCATTTCTAATGGCATCAAGAATAATACGATTAATCTTTTCGTATTGGGTGCTAGTGTTATTGTCAGGAATCATAATAGGCATAGTCATGACTCCCGGAATCATTATCTGAACTGCATCATTATCCCAATTACTACCTATAATCCCCGCCTCTATCTTACCCTCGTCTAGATAAGTAACCTTTGCGTTGGGGATTCCAATTTTCGAGAAGAACGATGTCTCTGCATTTGATAGTTTTTTACCGTCCCTAGCACCAATACCCTTAAACTCCTCGGCGTGAACGCCTGCCGGAGTATCTGAGTACTCATCATCCGCGTCAAGTTTCTCATCAAACGTAGGGATAACAGGCGCCACAGGTTTACGCGACTCACCCGCCACTCCTGCGTGGGTGGTCTTAGCAGCATTACGGTCAATCCCTGAGTTAGCTAACGCTTTCTCTACGTCAACAGCGTTTGGAACAAGCGTGGTTATAATACTTACCACGAAGTCATCTATATTATCTCCCTTAGGGAATGGTTCCATAGTGATAATGTTACCCTTAGTGTCTCTTTTCTCTACCCACACTAGATTAGGGTCTTTTTCGTCAACATATACCCTACTGATAGATGGGTCAAGTCCTTGTATAAATCCGATAGCCGAGTTGAATTGGTCTTCAGTACCGTTATATATATAGCCTAGGTTTGTGATAGCAGTCTCTGTCTCCTTCACGTCTGACGCTATCTTTCTATCATCTTTTGTTTGCTTGAAGATAGGCGTTGCCTCTTCTTTGTAGTCTAGTTTAGATTTCACCCCTATCTTAAGAGCGTCACCCGCTGCCTTAACCTGCGCTTCGTTATTATCAATGACAGCTTGGATTTCTGTCTCCGTTAAGCCTGTGTCTTTTAAAACCTCCCTTAAGTCAACCCCAAATGCAGGCATAGGAATACCACTATCGGGTTGCATGGGGTTAGCAATAGAGAGAATTAGGTTAGGGTTTTCCGCAGCCTCTTTAGGGCTGTCAGTAAAATCGTAAGGAGCCTGTGTGTCAGGATTAGTACCTAAACTGTTCGTGAGAATGGAACTAACGTTAGTAGGTATAGCCAATTGTGCCCCAACAAAATTATCTAACGCAGATTTAAAATCCTCGTGTTCCGTGGTATCTTCTCGTGTGAGTACTCCACCTTTTTTTATTACCTCAATAACCTGACCTAGTTGTCCGGCTATATCTCCTGTTGTTTTGTCTGTATTGAAGTAATCATATTTTGTTTGAACGCGATTCCTCAGTCCATTAACAGGAATGTAACTACCGATTTCTTTCTTAATTCGCCCCTTATCATCGAGGGTTCCTAGATTTACTCTTCCGTCTGTAGGATTAATATATAGCCGATGGTTGGAATAGTTTCCAAACCCTTGGGCTGTACCTAATACCCACTGCTCGTAAGCCTGTGAGGAAGGATAGCCTGTTGCAGGGTCTATCTCTCCTCTCTGCATGGCGTCTTCATAATGCTTATTGTATTCCTCAGAAATAGTAAACGCCTCTGCCGCGCCCTGTTGTAGATTGGCTCTGATGTTGGTGTAATCTCTTACATTAATCTGCCCTGATTTCACAAGTCCTTCTACCATTAGAGAGTATTCTTGTGAATCTGCTGCAAATTGTGTAGTGAATTCATTAAACCCTTGATGCTCTCCCATAGGGGGATTAGCCATGTATTCACCAAACTCTCGTGATTGTTGGTCAATAGCCGCCTTCTTCTCCTGTCTGATTCGTGACTCTTCACGAACCATATCAGTCATATCCTTCCCTACCTCAGCCCAATTGATTCGGGTCTCAGCATTGCGCTCTGCATATTTATAGTAAGTTCCCATAGTTTATTTTATTGAGAGAATAACTTATATTGCTCCATATACTGCGGGTCAAATTGAATCTGCTGAAGTTGAGAGTTAGTAAGACCTCGCTTGAACTGCCTGAATTGGGGGTTACTCATATCACCTACAGCAGAGAAGTCTGTACCTGACCACCCCGGAGTCAGTTCTCCTCCAAATTTCTGTATGCCTGCTGTGTCAAACTCCATCCCCGCCATAGCTTGTTTCTGCGCTCCTAAGTTTTTAGAATATAGAGGAGCCATAGACATTCCTTGTTGTGCCATGTTACTCACACCCGCTACTATATCTTGTTTTGCCCTTGCTACATTATCTGCCTCGGCTGCAGCAGCCATCTGAGCACCCTCTATCTCCCCCATATCTAGCTGAGTGTTGATATCGCGTAAGCGGCTGTTTTCATCAATGATAGCCTGCTCTCTAGTTTGTAACTCTTGACCGTAGGACACTCGTTGCCCCTCCAACATTTTGTTCTGAGCCAATTGAACACGCCCTACATTAGCAGAACCTCTCTGAGTTTCACGGGATGCCTGAACCGCGTCAGCGCCCTGTTGTAGAGAAGCCTCGATAGCCATAGTGTAAGGGTCTTTACTAATACTCCTGCCTTCTTGATAGTTTACATCAAGGCGTTTTCGAGCCTTAGCCATAGCTTTAGCGGCAGCACCCTCGGCTTTTGACTGCGCTGCTTTGGCTTTATTCTTCTCATGTATAGAGATACCTGTGGTGGTAGCTGCAATACCAAGGCTGATGATTCCTGTTACTAGTCCTGACATAGCAATAGTTTATTTAAGATTATATGTTCGGGCAACTCCCGATAGTCCGTGGTGTAAACTTCCTTCTCTGCCTCCTCAATAGTAGGCGCATCCGTTTTATACACACACACCCATGTACAGTCTTCGTGCATATAGGCTACTCGTTGAGTACCCACCTCAGTCATGACCTTCATAGGGGCTTTAATACGTTTTACTTCTCCTGTATCAAGCAGGATAGACATCTCGCCTGACATAAAGAAAGATGGATGATTTTGTTTATGGATAAAACTTACCACTAAAGAGCCCTTAGGCATAAAAACTTCTCGCGTGTAGAGCCCGTCAGTTAAATCATGCTGCAGAGGGAAGTCTTTTTCCATCTCCGGAGTATGATGTACCACCGCCCCCTCAATTGCTGACAGTTGTTTGGAAAAAAGATTAATCTCTTCCCAAATAAATCCCCTTTTTTTGTGTACCTGACTAAGCAAATCTTCAGGTGAAGTCCTGAGTATCTGATTAAAATCATTTATAGGCGCGATGGGGGTATTCATGCATTCAAAGATACGTTGTTTCAAGGATAGGATTTCATGACCTCAGACTTGACAGCAAACAACTCGACAGCCTCTGTGTCTTCATTGGTGAGAGTGAACACTCCATAGTGTCCAAGGATACCATGTGACTCTGCCACAAGGTTCTTTGTTACCATAACGTAATTCACGTCAACACCCGGCTGAACCCCTCCATTCACTACGTTTTGCTCCACTACTATATTATTAAGAGGAGGTGTAGCAGGGATATCAATATTTATAGCGGTGATTTCTCCTAAGTAAATAGGGGTAAGGACAGCAGGGAATACTACAGGGACAGCGTAGTAGATGCTGTCACCTATATTAGGGATATTTCCAAGAGGTAACTCTAAAGGGAAAGTAAAAGTAGTGACAGTAGCTACATTGGTAGCAGTCAGGCTATTACCTATACCATTAGCAGAACGAAGCGGGAATTCTTGTGCTGCTTCGGCAGCGGTGTCGATGTTTACAACCCCTTGGGTTCTAATAAAGGCAAACCAATCTGATTCCTTCTTCTCAAAATACGTAGCCTCAATAAAACCCGTGCTCTGTAGTTCACTCACAAATGTTGCGCCCCAAGCGTGGTCACTCTCTAGAGATAGGGTTTTAAATAGCTTGTTAGTTATAGGTTCTTGATTAAAGACACTAGTCACTGTACTAGGATAGTCTGTACCGTAGTAGTTGTTGCGGAGTTCATTGGTGTTATGCCTCCATAAGTTGCCTCCGTAAAACGAGTAGAAGTACTGATTCATACCCTGCATCCATTCAGGTGTATAGGAATAGAAAGAGGGCCACCCTTTGGAAGGGGGGCTGAAAGTAAGAGTATAGTTATCTGTGGCTACGGACATATCTTTTAGTTAATATGGGAGTTTAAACTCTCATCATGGGCATGTGGTTACAACGGTTATAACTCCATTACTGTCAACAGTGATGAGGTATTCAGTACCACTTCCATCTTTGACTTTATAGTCGCCTGCAGATTTAACCTGTACCGCGTTCTCATCCGCATATACCCAATCATGTACGTTAGGAACTGACGGCGTGCCTGAAACCTTTCCGAGATATATAGTATCTACATAGAGGTCAGACGTAGAACATCCACCTAGAGGGAATACATGCGTAGACTCTAGAGTTCTTGTAATAACTCCTGCACAGTCCACCTCTAATTCCCACCCTGAGGAAACACATGGTTGAGAAACCTCTATAAGGCAGGTGGTAGGAGCGCTACTAAGTTTTGGGAAATAAGCTGTGCACGCCTGAGGGTTTGCGGCGCTTAAACTAAGTGAGCCTGCAGACACTATTACGTTAGTAGTATTTCCATTGGAGGTATAGGCTCCATCATAAAGTTCCTTCTCGCCAAGTACATAGGTGGTGCCGCCTACAGGACATCCCCCCCCTGTTATCCCCATATAAGTTAACCCATCGGTTTCACTAGTCACATGGTGTCCGTCATAAGCAGAACTAAACTCATTGAAGACCACATCGTTATATATTATTCTTATCCCGTCAGGTACAGAACCGGGTTTAAACTCCACCCTGACGGCGCCTGCGAGAGTTCCCACGTCTACTGAAATAAGGTATAAGGCAGCAGAAGAAGAAGGTTCACTTGTGATTGCACGACAGGGAGTTGCACAATTGGTGCATGTGGAGGCGGGCATAAGCACGCAACTAACTAACTCACGCACTACAGTTCCTTGACTATAGAACCCATCAGGCGCACAAGCTGTGAGGTCAGCGTCTGTAAAGACTCCCGTTGACGTTGCTAGGTTAGGGCCGTTTAAATAATAACTTCCAAGAGTTCCCATTAGATATGAATTAAGTGCAACCGCATTCTGTTATAGTAAAGTCCACCCCTTCAGTAGGGCCGGATATAATTGTAACGTTTCCTTCTACACACAAAGTTGTGCTACTTAACGCCCCTAGAGTGATGGTAGTTTTGATGCCCGCGCAGGTCTTATAGTACAGTCCTACTTGGAATGTAGTTGTATTATCAATGAGCCACTCAGTACACTCTGTGGAGCCACATACACATACACAGCATGCATCATCAATATCTGCAGCATCATAACATAACGTCACCTCTGTAGAGGGTGCATAGTCCCACACAAGATATAGATAATCCCCATCCCCCCCCGATGGCATAGAAAAATCATCCGAGAAAAAAGGGCTTGTACCTGTAGGAACTAAGGAATTCGTTAAAGGTAAAAGAGTGGCGATGTCAGTAGGCGTATTATTATATAGAGTCGATGACCTTAACCAACGGAACTTATCTGTAGCGATGTCAAAGTCAAAGTCGTCTGTTCCTACTTTGTTTGATATAAGACTTACTGTGGCTCCGGTCGCAGGTATTATCCCCGCCCCTTGAGGCCCAACAATAGTATCATATTGTGACACCACAAAAGCCTCTGTAGAAGTCAAGAATTGAATCTGATTAGAGTGGGTAGGGGAAACAAAAAATCCATCTGTCCAACGATACTGATTATGGATGAGTTTATCTATATCTGCATCATTAGTAATGGTAATTAAAACAACAGTAATCTCATCAGCTTCAGGACACCCCACAGAAAGAGAGACATTCGCCGAGCCTGACCCGACCGAAAGCTGTACGTCCATTTGTGTCGCCGATACAGAGCCTTTGTTAACATTAAAAGTCCCATCCGCAGTAAAAGGCCCATAAACAGTAGTAGTTCCACTGTAGGTAACCGTAATAGAAAAGGTATCTGTTATATCCTCTACGGTATAAGTGAAAGGAACGTCACCTACTTGCTCCCCCACATCATAACACATACTTAGTCCGCCTGCGGGGATGTAATAGGATTGAGTCACTCCACATTTTATACAGGTAATAGCCTCAGGTAAAGTGGTAGTGTTATTGCCTAATACATACTCATTCATATAAGGGTCATACCCACCTAACTTCTGTGAGTTGAAATTACTGATAAACATATCACGGAACCAACTCCTCATCCCCGCCTCAGAGACCACCGATAGAGCCTCATTAGGGCCACTTCCTGATAATTGTATAACTGACCCCCTCTTAGCGTCTGAGAAGTACTTAGACGCGCCCCATTGAGCAAAACTCTCAGGGTTGTTGCTGATGCCGAATTCCTCTACCCTAGCTATCTGCGTTCCTAAAATTTCGGGAACGGAAGCTACCACTCCTCCTCCTGTGGAATCAGAGATAAGATTCTTACTCGCTAGTACATATGATATCTTGTCCTCTTGAAGGATAAGGATGTTGGTTTCCTGAGCCACCATCTTTTCTATAGGGCCAAAAGACTCTTCTAGCACCTTAAAGTTGAGTAACCCAAGATTAAACTCGTTTAACTTATTAACGTTAGACTCGTTATTGAACACCCCGCTGTATGTCATATCCGCAAATCGGTCAGCCTCTTTAAAGTCTTGAGCAGCTACTGTAGTAACTCTATTGCCGAGAACGACCGCTCGCCCTGTAATAGAGTCTCGAATCTTGTAACTCTCGACTCCGTTTCCAAAAGTGAAACAATTAAAGAAGGCCGTATCAACGACTCCGCTTACTCCCCCTGAAATATTCTGATTAGTAACATTACCGCTGTGGTTTCCTGAAGCGTCGATAGCGTATGATGTTGATGACTCATACCATACATCCGCCAATGCATCCTGAGGCTCTGTCTCAAAGACAATAGTATTCTCTGCCCTTATTACCTCTATAGTAATTTTAATACACGATTTTTTCTTATCACTATTTCCGCATGCTCTAGTTCCTGTTAGCGCTAATCGTATTTCATTACTAATAGGATGCATATACCACCTAAAGTAGTTAGTGCATAAAGCAGCAGTAAGACCATAGAAGGGTATGGCTGTTGAGGCCACTGTCGGAGTTATATATACATTATCAATATCACATCCATCTCCTCCTACCTCTTGCTCTCCATCATTGAGAGTGTCCCCTATATTATCTCCATTCCACCAATCAATTATATTAGCATACGTTTCACTAGAGGTATATGTTTCATCAAATGTATATATCCTTCTTTCACAACTACCATTTCCATCTCCGGTTCCCTTTCTAGAAAATTTAAATTTAAGACGGATACGACTACCTGTAGGGATATCATAAATAGGATATATATCACCATCAGAGGGGTAGTTCAAATCAGGGTCTAGGAGAGCAGAAAAATTATATGCTTTCTGCACGTAGTCGTCGTCAGCAACATAGGTGTTCTTTTTAACACAATAATTTAATGTACCGGGGGTTAAAGATACACTATCAGATAAAGAACTATTAAATTCCGAACTCCTAATCTGCATATATACTCCTTGAGGAACTGAAATAATTTCCCCTAGAGCGTCTGTAGGCTCAATAAAGTCTTCTACTTGAGATTTTTTCTCAAGTACAGTAGCGTACTTACAACTATGTACAGGCCCGTCAACATCTCTCTTAACAATAAGTCTATCACCCTCCTCTACTTTAGCAGCATTTTCTCCTTGCAGTAAGAAGTAGTCAGAGGCTGTGATTGGGTCGTAGAAAAATATACTTGTGTACACTGTATTGTACCCTACTTTATCAGGTTTAATAACAAACTTATATCGGGTAGCAAAAGAAGGAGCAACCTGTGTTGGAGGGATAGTAACTCGGATTTCATTCTTATCAGCAGACTTACTACATCCAACATGAACAGTATTATCTCTGCTTACTAATGCTGTAGTGGCACGATTGAACTCGTCCATATACACCATGCCCACTTCATAACCTCTATTGCTGTGGAGGCTCTTAGGGCTTCCAAGGGCTGAGAAAGTGAGTGAAATAGCACTAACAGTATAGTACTCAAATATATATATGGTTGGCGAAAGGACATCAGAAACAAACTGCATAGCAGGAAACTGAAAGCTAATAACGTTACTTCCGTTTACATGAGTAGTTAATACAGGGCCTCCTGCAGTAGTTATACCACTCGCAAATTTATACACAGGAGTTGGGTCTCCTCCCTGTAAGCTATCTGTTATAGCGCAGTTAAAGCGGTCAGTTAAAGTTAATCCACTACAGGACGTAGGGTCAGTCGCATGATATACAGGAAGGATATTTGAGGCAATACCTACCTTATCTTGAAAGTCAGCACTTGACCATAACTCAGTTACCGAATTGTAATTCTGAGTAAGAGTATATAAAAAATTTAATTGCCTATCGGTAGATACTTCAATGGGAGAGTCGATAATACCTACTGCTCCTGCAAATGCGGTATGATTAAAAGCAAGAGTCATGTCTATAGTAGCCCCCGTCTTTAAAGAACCTACGGCGTTGGTAAGGTCAAGATTTAACTGTGAATTAGCGGGACTTACAGTCGCTCCAAAGGTATAGTTAGAGGAAGAACGGGTATAAGAGAGTTCTTCAAACCCTACCTCCTCACTAAGGAGCGAGGTTTCGTAATTGAACTGAGTATTATACCCTGAAGCCGCCGTTAGATTCCATCCGTCAACATAGTTACCATACATGAGCCTATTACCCATTACGGTCTGTGCCTTAGCTAAAAGAGGAACGTTATCATACAACCTAAGTATCTCAGAAGAAGGGAGTACTGTATAGATTTTACTGTTGGCGAAAGTGATAGTGTAGTCTGTATCATCACTGTATCCCCACTCGGCTTTATCCATTTTTTCGATAACCTTAATGTTATCGCTCGTCATCTCTTTAAAGAGTAAGTCCACCCCCACCACCAACGGCCCCCCTGAATTGAAGGTTATTTGGCAAGCGTTATGAGAGTTAACCATCCCCTCATTTAGATACGACTCACTACTTAAATCATAGTGTTCAGGCGCAAACGAGGGTGCAGAAAATTGAGATATCGCCGAGTATTCGTTATCCTCATATTTATATCTATACCCGAAACAAATAATTCTATCCTCCAAAAAGTTCTCCTCTCCGGGTACAGAGATAGGATTAATAGAGGGGGAGTTAATGGGGGGCGCCTTTATTACAAGAATATCTTCAGCAGCAAAGGTGTCTACATTACCTACAGGGTCGTCATAGTTCTTTGTGATATTTATTCTCCGAGGTTGGTTAAGGTCATCGGTAAAAAACAGAAGATTGTCAACAAGGTTAATCCCTGTAATTAGATAGGTTCCACTAAAATTTAATGTGGTATTAACTGCTCCCCCATCATCAATACTTATAACGTGATACGTAACAGTCTGAGTAGTTGTGTTATAAGAAACAATGAGGTCTAACTTTCCTGTGACCCCCGCAGCAGTGAAGTTGTTATCATGGATAAACCAATACATGGTCTCCTGCTCACCATCATCGTAAGCCCCAATACATGTAGCATTAGAACTTAAAACACTACCGTCGATATATTGAAGGCTAGTGAGTTGGGTGTTTCCCTTAGAGTTCTCTACGCTTCCTACTTCAGAAGCCTCAGTAGAACCTAAGCGAATGTTTAAAGCATCAATGTATTCACCGTCCGGGATGAGTCTCTCATCTACGGTTTTGTTCATGCGACCCGCAATGAAATTTCTTACAGTATTTGCCATCTTACTTTATCCACTTATCTTGTCCACGTAGATTCATCAACAATCGACCCGGATGAATATTACTCAAGCGGATTTTAGCGTTTCTAAGGAGAGCGCCTTTTTCCTTTCTAGCACGAGAGACTATGTATTCTTGAACCCCTAGTTTAGAGTTTAGAATAGAATACCGTATATAAGCATAGACGTACTCCTCAAAGAGTTTGTTTACCGTTACACTAGCATCGTTACCATTCTCCATACCATCAGACACATACTCAAGTACAGCTAATTTGTTATTCATTACCGTGCTGAAATTAATCACTCCCCCCTTCTTGTCAATAGAGAAGGTCGGATTAGCATTGGCAGTCTCTGTATTTAATCCATAGTGTGCCCCTATCTGATAATCAAAATACCAATTCCCTTCCCATAGATATCCTTCGATTCCATTGTAGGGATTGTTTTGATTGAGGTAGATGCTCTTCTTAGTCCCAACGATACGGTCATAAGACATATTCGAAAACTCAGGCTTAATAACGTTACCATTAATATCAAATAGAATCCGCGCCGTGTTATCTTGAAGGTATGCCGTAGACCAATTGGTTTGAATATTCTCCGTCAAAGGGTATAGGAGTCCGTTCTCATATAGAGAGATACGAACCCAATTAACGTAGTCTTGCGGGAGAACATATCGCAGGGTTTCTCCTACTGATAACTCAAGTATTTTAACTTCCTTAAAGGCGTCATAGTTAAGTTCCATAATAGCACGCTTTGCGTGGAATAGAACCTTAAAGCGGTCTTCGTTATTTACAAGGGAGTGGTTTCCACTGTATATTAACATGAAGTTGTTTACAATATCCGATAGGGAAACAAATTGATATGAGCCCCAATTAGCGTTATCCGGAGTAGCGCCTCCATTCTCGTAATAATTATAATCTGTGATATACGGCATTACGCTTGTTGTTGTAGATTTTGTGCCTCTTCATTTTCAGCATACTGATAAACAGCGCTCTCCCGAATAGAAATCCCACACATCTGTAGGATTAAATTTACCAACCTTGGCTCATCGTCATTCGGAACCTCAAAGTCTTGGAAGTCTGCTTGAGTGGGGTCATACATTGGTTCCCCGCCCGTGACTACAGAGTACGTCCAATTAGGCGCAAACGGATAACGGATGTACTGCACTGAAACTTCGGTAGCTGCATTAACAGTATCAGGATATGCCGTAAGCAACCCCCCTTCGGTGGTGTACGCAGGGTAGGTGTTACTTGGGGCCAATAGCATGGAG